TTATATTAAACGTAAAATTATTAAAATAAAAGATTCATCTGTTACCGTTCCTAAATGGTTAATAAAATCAGATAAAAAAAAGAAGTTTGCTGGAGTTCCTACCTTATTTGCTAGTGATTGGCATTGGGGTGAAGTAGTTGATCCTAATCAAATCAATGGGGTTAATGAATTTAATATGACTATTGCTCAAAATAGAGCAAAAAATATGGTGGAAAAAGCTATAGATTTATTAAAAAATCATATTGCTCATACTGACTACCCAGGCATTGTTTATGTTTTAGGTGGTGATATGGTATCAGGTGACATACACGAAGAATTGATGGCTACTAATGAAACTGAAATAATGCCAGTAATTTTAGATTTATTTGGGGTGTTAATTTGGTGCATTAGCACATTGGCAGATGAATTTGGACAAGTTTTTGTTCCTTGTGTATCTGGTAATCATGGCCGTAACACGCATAAGATTAGAAATAAAGGCAGAAACTTTACTTCTTTTGATTGGTTGTTATATCAATTTTTAGCCAAACATTTTGAAACGGATAAACGTGTTCAATTTTTAATTCCAGATGGTTCGGATGCGTATTACTCTATTTACGGACATAAATATCTTTTGACTCATGGTGATCAGTTTAGGGGTGGCGATGGTGTTATTGGTGCTTTAGGGCCAATTATTCGTGGCGATCACCGTAAACGCTCAAGAAACGCTCAGATTGATATGAGTTATGACACAATGATTATAGGTCATTGGCATCAATTAATTCAATTAGAACGTCTTATAGTAAACGGCAGCCTTAAAGGATACGATGAATACGCATATTCAAATAATTTTGGATTTGAACCGCCTAGACAAGCTATGTGGATAACTCATCCTGAACATGGTATTACATTTTCTATTCCTATTTATTGCGATAAACAGAAAAAAGAAATAGTTACTGATTGGATTAGTTGGAAATGACACCTTCTGCCAAAACTTTAGAAGTAATGTATTTGATGTTGTGTCAAATGAAACCTTTTAAAACATGGACTTTACCAAATACGGCAGAAATCAAGTTTGTAGTTACCGATGAAGAAGATTCATACGGCACTTATGTTTTTGATGATGATATGCACATCATAACTATTTCTAAAGCTAAATGCAGTCATTTTGAAACAATCCTTAAAACATTAGCTCATGAAATGATCCACATGAAAAGATTTAAAACAATTAATTGGGATAAACATGATGCAGTATTTCGTAAATATGCCACTAGCATAGCAAATGAGTTTGGTTGGGATCATTTAGAACTGTAAAAACCTGCTAATTTTGCTAAGTTATTGGCTATCAATGCCCAATAATATTAAGGTTTTATCAAGTAAGGTTTGCTCGTCAACTCCGTAGCGAGTTTCGAATTGCTTTCCAAGGCTGTGAATACCATTATTGCCTCGGTGATGTTCTGGGCAAAGTCCAATGACAGGGGCAAGACTTCTTTTTCCTCCATACCGTCTGATATGATGGATTTCAGCTGGCGTATCATCGTAGCCAAGTACGACTTTGCATAATATACATCCGAGTCTTGCAACTTTGTCATAATGTTGTTTTGATTTAGTCAACGTGTTATTTTTTCAATTTGTCGATTGGTGGCCTGTTCAGTTCGCCAGACTTCAATTTTAAGTTTACACGTTTCTATCGTTAATTTTAATGATGTGTGTTTTCTTTTAGCTTCTTCTAGGTTATGACAATACTCCACATAATCGTCAGAAGCCAACGCATCCATTTCTTTACCGGCTATTGATGGACTAGGGCTTTCTTTCATTTTTAAAGCCTTTAAAGCGTGTTTATAAGATTCTAACCAGGCTAAATTTGCTTCGGCAGCAGCGTAATTCTCTATATGGTCAACTATTTGTTGAATTTCATCATTAGGATTTATCATTTCGCTACCAATCCGAGGCCTATATTGCCTATAAAATATCCTACAAATGACACACATAATGCTACATTTCCTTTAAGGATTTGTTCAATAGCAACGTATAAATAAACTATACCTATTGCCCATATTAAATAACTACTCATCTTGTTTTCCCCTTTAAGATGTTAAATTGTTTAACCATTTCTTGCTTTAATTCTTCAACTGCAACTTTACCACGAACTTTCTCAACCTGATCTAAATACTTTCTACGTTGTTGTATTGGTGTCTTTAATGTGCTAGTTGCTTCGCAGATTCGCCTCCACTCCTCAGAATATGTATCCATTTAAATACATAAAAAAAGAACTAATCCTAAAATTAAAACCATAATAATTATATCTAATAACTTCTCAAACTTAACTAACTCTTTTGAATCCATAATTAATCCTTTAGACAATACGCTACCTTGAGTGGTCACCCCACTATCCATCCATATTAACAAGAACTACATATTAATACTAATGCTACCTAAGTTAATGTTCAATCGATTAGGAACGGTTTTACCACTCATTACACCTAATCTTGTGCTATACCCATTTAAGTTAGCGAGGCTTGCAACGGAGTGTACGTTAGCCTATGTTTTCTTCCAGGCATCCCATCTAGGATCACTACTGACGTGTGGAGTACGGTCACCCAAATGAAAATGCCCATTCACCTGAGTTGGTGTGGAAATCTAATATAAATTACCTGAGCAAAACTTATATTAGAAAACCAACCCATGTGAATAGGCACTAATACTCAGGAACAAATATATCAGGTTTCCACTCCTGACAATTACATTTTAAACTATGTTTTGTTATCGTGCAACTCCGGCCACACCATCCACCAGTTATTAGGAAATAAATCTTTTCTGGTAATTAATCCATGACTATCTTTTTCAAGTTTAGCCGCCAAAAATACTAATTGCCCATAAGGCAGTCCTCGATGCCTCCATTGTGCAACTGCTGGAGGAGCTACATTACATAATCTAGCCACTTCATTTGTTCCACCTAAAAGATCTATAAAAATAGAATCATTCCAATTGTGTTTGTTGGTTGTTGTTTGCATAAGTTATCTTAATTTAATTTTGTTTATTTTACAACACTTGTTGCACTAAGTATTAATTTTTGTTAACATAACAACATAGTTAACTTAAAGGGAGAAAAACTATGTTAGATACATTTGAAATCGACAATGATTTACAAGAACAAAGACTCATGCACGAAGAACGACAGTTACGTTGTATTGAAGCATTGGATCGGATGGAGTTAGGCACGATGACTGAAGAAGATAAAAATGTTATTTGGTTTGAGTGTGGAATGCCTCGTGCTGCGTTTCGGAGGATTCAATGAACTCATCTGCAACCGTAAAAGAATTAGCCACAGCCCTTGCCATCGTGCAAGGTCAATTAACCTTTGCTAAAAAAGATTCTAAAAACCCATTTTTTAAATCTAATTATGCTGACCTTGAATCTGTATGGGATGCTTGTCGGTCTTTATTGTCTGATAACGGTTTAGCCATTATGCAGTTTCCTGGTGATTATGTTGATGGCAACATGACTTTAACCACAATTATGACACATTCTAGTGGTGAATGGGTAGCCCAAAATATGAGCCTGCCTGTCTCTAAACCAGATGCACAAGGTGCAGGATCAGCCATTACTTATATGCGTAGATATGCTTTGGCTGCCATAGTTGGAGTTGTTCAAGCAGACGATGATGGAAATTCTGCTTCTGAAAAAGCAACAGTTGTAGCCGATAAAGCAACATCAATCACCCCACAACAAATAAGCTCTATAAACTCTTTAATTGAACAAACAAATTCAGACATGGATAAGTTATGCGAATACTTTAAAAAACCGAACCTAATCTTGTTTGACCGTCACCAGGCCACCAATGCTATTGCAATGTTACAGAAAAAATTAGGAGTTGCAGATGTCAGTTAGTAAATTAGCTCATTTAATGAGTCGAACCATTAAAAATGATAATGGTTGCATGGAATTTATTGGGCATTTACATGCTAATGGTTATGGTAGGGCTACAGTAAATAATAAAACTGATTACGCACATCGTCATGTATATAGATTGGTTAGGGGTGAAATACCACCCAAAATTGATGTATGTCATTCTTGCGATAATAGAAAATGTATTAATATTTATCATCTTTTTTTGGGAACAAGAAAAGAAAATATGCAAGATGCAATTAAAAAAGGCAGACAAGCCAAAGGTTTTAAATTGCCACAAGCAAAATTAGGGGAATTACAAAAAACAAGAATTGTTGAATTGGCAAAACTTGGTATCCCATATAAAAAAATTGCAGAATTTCATGGTATTTGTGTACAACGTGCAGGGCAAATTGCACTTAAAGCTGGAGTAAAAAGATATGTCCGTTAATAAAGTTCTTTTGATTGGAAGAATTGGTAATGATCCAGAAACTCGTTCTTTTGCAAATGGTGAAAATGTTACTAATTTTTCATTAGCAACAAGTGAAAAATATAAAGATAAAGCCACCAATGAATGGAAAGAGATTACTACTTGGCACAGAGTTGGGTGCTTTGGTAAATTGTCTGAGATTGCTAACAAATATGTTACTAAAGGTTCTCAAGTGTATGTTGAGGGTAAGATTTCCACAAGAAAATGGAAAGATGCTAGCGGTGTAGAAAAGTATTCTACTGAAATTAAGTGTGATGTATTGCAGTTGTTGGGTAGTAAAGAGCCGCCAAAGGATCGTGGGCCAATTAGCACAAAGGCTTCCGAATCTCTTGGTGAAATGAGTGACGATTTACCTTTTTAGGTGACGTATGGATGCTATGATTCGTGAATATGCGAAAAATTATTCTGACACTTTTGTCGAGCCAGTTAATGTCGATGAAGAACGTACTTTGTATCAATTTGATCATGTAGGCTTAACACGCTTCGTGAATCAGGTGATACAACGTGCGGCAGAATATAAAATCGTTTATTCGTAACTTTATTTAAATTTCATGCCATCATGCTTTAATGCGTGATTAATGGATTATTGACTTCAAAGGGGAAGCAATGAATTGTAAAACGTGTAAATATTGGTATACACCAAGAAATTTTGATTCTATGGGTATCTGTCGTAGGTATCCGCTTGAGCAAAAAAAATTACCTAGTGACTGGTGCGGAGAATACGTTGAAATTATTGGTTTTGTAAAGAAAGCGGTGAACCAATGACTGCACTAGGACTAGCTGATGCAATTCAATACTGTGGCAATGGCGGTTATAACTTAGATGCTGCTAATATGCTACGTCAACAACAAGCTGAAATAGAATCGTTGAAAAAAGAACTAGCACTACAAAGGCTATCTGACATTGGTCAAGCAATTGAAGAAGGAGAACTACAAGCCCTAGTCAAGTCGTTCTTTGAAGATTACTTGGACTACCAAGAGGAGTCGGATAGTGGTCGAGTGTTTAACCCTATTCATGTGAGTTGTACTAGGGTAATGATGACAAAGCCATTGGGTGAGTTGTTAAACCGCATGAAAGAACTGTCAGGAGCGAAGGAATGATTACCGCAACCATTGAAATCCAAGTGGACAACACGCATACATTTGTAAGATTTTGGGGTGAAGGTATTGCCTTAGAGATTGCCGAGGAACTGATTGAAATAGCACAAAACATGGATAGCGAAACTTTAATGGGTATTCAAGTAATCAAGAAACAATCTAACTAAAGAAAGCGAGTGAAAAATGACTGAACCAATTAACAAACTAATGTGCAAACTCTGCGGTGATGTGATTGAGTCTAAAACTCGGCATGACTTTGTGCGGTGCAAATGTAAGTCTATTTATGTCGATGGTGGCAAGGATTACTTTAGACGAGGCGGTGACGCTAGAAACATGATTGACCTGTCAGTATACGCAGATGACGCAATAAAATGATTTTTAAGTGTGTTAATGATTAATTTATGAGTCATTAAGTGGGTTAAGGATTTATTTATGAGTCATTCGATATTCTTGAATATTGATTATTTGGGCAATATTTTGAGCATTTTGTGTAGTATGTAACACATTTTGTACATATTGGTTTATAAATGTGCATAATGGTTAACTTAATTTTATAAGGGGAAAATATGATAATCACAGCAGAAAGTAATACAGGCCATTGGTATACAGCAGATGGACAACCAAGCTATACACGAATTGCAAAAAATGGTAACGTGCGAGCTACAACTCTGAGAGATGCTAAAAAAGAGGGATTGTTGCCAAGTGTAACTACAATAATTAATGTCCTTGCAAAGCCAGGATTAGACCGTTGGAAGCAAGAACAAGTGTTATTGGCTAGTCTTACCTTACCACGTTTAGAAAACGAACCTGAAGCCGATTGGTTAAAGCGAGTAACCGAAGATTCACGTTCTACTGGTCGTGATGCAATGGATCGTGGTACGGCTATGCACAACGTATTAGAAGCGTATTTTAATCAAGTGTATTTGATTGAGTACCCAGACTATACACATCGAACTGAAACAGCGTTACGAGAGCATTTTGGTGATCAATTATGGATTACTGAAAAGTCGTTTGCCAATGAATTAGGATATGCCGGTAAGTGCGATTTATACTCAGATAATGGCATAGTTGTGGATTTTAAGACAAAGGAATCCCTTGAAAACGCTGCGGTTTATACTGAGCATATTTTACAACTAATTGCGTACGCTTACGGTTTAAATATGCCTTTGGCAAGATGTGCTATATGCTTTGTATCCGAAACAGAAACACAAATACATGAAATTGACCAAGCTGATTTACAAATCCATTGGGAAATGTTTAAATGTTTATTATGTTACTTTAAACTTAAAAATAAAATCTAGTCTGGGGGGTGAGCTTTTTCCCCTTTTAGCTCCTTCAAGGCCTTCCAGACTTCCCTATGTTGTATTTTTACAATCTTTCTAAGGAAAACCCTAAGTATGCAAATATTTCTTGCAAAGTTAACAAAACTTAATTAATCTACAAGGGTAGTACAAATTAATCAATTTAAAGGGAAATTAAAATGAACACAACAACTTTAGAAAACAATGAAATTAAAATGTTTGGCACTACCGCAAAAAATGTAGAACAATCTTTTGCAACTGCATACAACATTAATATGCGTTTAGCCGGTATGTTATCTGACGCACAAGAATTACTTTCTGCCGGCAATGCAGATCAAGCTAATCAAATTATTAATCAAGTAAAACATTGTATTTTTGAATATACCGATACACGCAATTGGATTCAAGCACAAAAACAAGACTAATCATTTTAAAGGGAAAATTAAATGAGAACATTTATAGAAGCATTTATTGGAGCAGTTGTAGTATTTGGCCCACCATTGGTTTGTTGGATTTTGGTAAGGGGATGGTAATGAGCTTATATGATCAAATGAGAACAGGTACAAGTTTTGACTCCTGGTTAACCAATGACGGTGTTAGATTTCAAGACACAGAGTTTATTGACGAGCGCACTAAAGAATTATTGGATTGTGGTGGAGCTTATGATTATCGTGCTTTTGAAAATTTTGCCGAAGCAATTAATTGTGTCAATATTGAACAAGCTCAAGCTATTGAAGAATTTATGAGTGATCCACTTTGTGATTTAGAAAAGTTTGGAAGATTCATACGTTGTTTAGTTATAGAAACAATGGAGAAATGGGCAGTAGTTCAAGCTGAAGCGGATGATGCGAAGCGATGAAAACTTTATCATTTGTCGCAGCCACATTAATTTGTGGCTTTGTAATCTACATGGCAGAATTGCAAAAATCTACTGTATGGGGTTTAAAAAGTTGTGAATTGTCAGAAATCAGCCCTGACTTCACACCGCAGCAAAAGGCTGACTGTCGTATTATGAAAGGGAAAAAATGACTCAACACGAAATCATAGTAAAACTAGCTAAGAAGCGTTGGATAAGCCCACTAGACGCATTAGCAGAGGGTGGTGGCATGAAACTATCAACTAGGGTTGGAGAACTGCGTAAAGCTGGTTATTTAATTGTTGATAAATGGCATCCAAGCAAGAAATTTAAACTTTATAAATGTATGGGAGTGCCTAAATGACACCAGCAAAAATACTTGATCCTAGACGTTTTAAATGGGTTAAACCTGAAGCAACCAATATCTTAAAACGATGGGAAGCTACAGGTTGGATTAGGCCATCAAAAAACCCATATTTTCTTGAAAAATGGGCTTATTACAAATCTAGTTAAGGTTTACGCATATTTGGTAAAGGCGCATCTTTCTGATCAGACTGGTGCGCTTTTTCCATTGGCAAACCAATATGTTTGTCTAGTTTTTTTTCTAAACGCACTAATTCATTATGTTCTTTTTTTTCATGTTCACGTTCTACAACGTAATGTGATTTTTTAGATTCGTGTGTTTTGCCGGTAATTTTAAAATTTGTCATAACATTCCTTTTGCATTTTGTTTAACTTGTGCCACCCTTGATAACCACCCTTTGCCAAATGTATTATATAAAGCAAGTGATTTGTAAAACATTTCTTTTTGTGTTGAATATTTATCTATCATATCATTTACTTTAGATTCATTAATTAATTTCATGGTATTAGGGCCTATAACACCGTCAGGAACGCATCCTAGCGATTTTTGTAGTAATCTGATACTTTGCCCTACTCCCATGTTTACAGATGCGTCAAATGCCATGTAATCAATTCCTGTGGGCAATTGATTGCAACATTTATCCCAATACAAAGCCTTATAAAATGGAGTAATGTCGGCAACGGTAAGTTTAGCCATTTCGCCATCTTCAATATGACGTTTCAACCAAGTTGACCAAGCGGCTTTAGTTACTCCCATCATGGTTTCACCACCAGGATCGCGCGGATCATTTACATATCCACCTTCATTTTTTAAAACGTACT